TGATCTGGTTGACCGAGCCGCCGTCCATGTACCAGAGGGTCATCGGAGGCGACTTGCGCTGGCCGCGCGTCTGCGCTGGCGCGTCGAGGATCTGCAGGTACCAGCCCTGCGCCGAGAGCGTCGTGTCGATCTTCAGACCGGCCGCGTTGTTGACCTCAGCGATCTGCAACGCCGACAGCGTCACGCCCGGCTGGATCGCGCCGAAGTTGACGGCGGCGTTGATCGGATCCATGCACGCGGCACGGATCAGGGCATAGCCGGCCTGGTTGTACGGGACGCTCTTGACGCCGGTCAGCAGCTCCATCAGGGCCAGCTGCAGGGCGTTGTTCAGCCAGATCTGGTTGATGTAGCTGTCGAGCCACTTGAAGGCGCCCGACACGCTACCCGGGTACATGTACGCGAAGCCCTGGTTGGCCGTCGCGACCGCGCCGTAGAAGTTGTAGCCGTTGGCGATCAGGTTCGACGCCGTGGTGACGTCGGTCACGTCGGGGGTCAGGCCCGACTGAGCGCGGAAGGCGAAGTTGGTCCGGCCGTTGCGCTGGGTGAAGTCCACCGCGGCGACCGCGCCCGACTGGTAGGCGGCCTTGGAATAATCGACGCCGTAGATCGCGCAGGTGCCCGAGATGCTCGAGGCGGCCAGCAGCGCGCCCAAGCTCGTGGTAGCCGGAACGGTCGTGGTCGGGCTAGCGTCGGTGTCCCACGCGATGTAGGCGTAGCGGTTGCCCTGGCTGTTCGTCCAGTTGGAGAACGCGAGCTTCAGGGTGTTACCGCTGCCGTTGTCCGGATCGAAGGCCGTGAAGAACGTCGCCCAATCCTGGGTGATGGCGACGATGCTGGCCATGAACGTCGCCGGGACGGCGGTCACCGCGCCCTGCGACAGGACAGCGCCGTCGGCCTGGCGCAGGTTCAGCGGGTCAGCCAGCGAGCCCGTGCAGAACGTGACGGTCGACGAACCGCCCGTGGTGTTGCTGGTGAACACGAAGGCCGCGGCCACGCTGTCGTACGAAACGACGAAGTTCGGCGACGTGAAAGCGGCCTGGATGATTGTGGCCGCGTTCGAGAAGCTCGTGGCGCCCGAGAGCGTGATCGTGCCAGAGGTCTTGGCGACGCCGTCCGTGGTGATCGTCAGCGTGCCAGGCGTCAGCGCCTGCAACTGAGCCAGCGTCATGGACGCCAGCGACGCGCCGCGCAGATAGGCGGCCACGTTGGCGGTGTTGTACTGGGCGATCAGCAGCGCGCCAGGCTTGACGTTCGAGTTGTCGAAGCCGGCGAAGTAGATCGACGCCGCCGCCGCTTCCGTGCTCGACGCACCGTAGTAGGTCGAGACGGCCGCGGCAGACGGGAACGACAGCACCGAGCCGATCGGCGTGCGGGTGCCGCTCGTGAGCATCAGGCCGTTGAGGTCGAGTGCCGAGCCGCCGGCGCTGATGACGCCAGGGACGATCGACACGAAATAGCTGGCGGGGATGGACTTCGTCATGGACGCTCCGGATCAGGGTTTGGTGCGGGCGTGCCGCGACGGTCGGAAACGAAAAAGCCGCCCGAAGGCGGCTCTGTGCGGAGGGGTGATGGGTCAGGTCGGCGGGTAGGCCGCGTCGACCTCGACCACACCGATGGCGAGTTGGTCGGCGAACTGCTGAGGCACGGTCACGGCGATGTCGGCTTGCAAGACCACGTCGGTCGTCCAGCGCTGTTCGATCTGCACGCTCTCATTGAGGAACTTCATCTGCCGCGGCTCGCTAGTGTAGAGCGGGCTCACGTCGAACCCGTAGCCGGCGAACTGATCGCAGGCCCAGTCCGAGCGCAGCAGCGTTGCCAGCAGCTGCGCGTTGTCACCGGAAGCCGGGCCGAAGGTGTCAACCTGAACGGTCAACTGCGTGGCCTGGGTGTCCTGGCGGGTCTGCGTGGTGCCTGGGAAGTTGTCGGTGTAGGTCGTCTCGTTGGTCGCGAGCCGAGTGCGCAGGATCGGGGTCATCACTGCGTAGTTCGCGGCCTGCGGCGCGGGGACGCGGTTGTCCTGCGCCGTGACCACGTCGGTGCCCGTGGGCAGGATCGCAACGAGGAACGTCCCGAGCGCCTGCAGCACGCTGCTCTCGGTCAGGTTGAGGGTCGGCTGCGTCATGCGGGCTGTCGGCAGATCGCCGCCTTCGTCCAGCCGGCCGTGCGCTGCCAGTTCTCGGGCACGAGGATCACGAGCCAGACGGAGCCGTCAGGCAGGGTGATGAGGTCGCCGCCGGCGTTGTCCGGCCGGCTGACACCCTCGAGCAGCCCGTTCGCGTAGATCGAGAGCTTCTCGCCCTGGATGTTCAGCCCGTCGACCTGCGACAGCTCGGCCGAGGTCAGCGCCTGCACCTGGGCCTGGATGGTCGAAGTGGCGTAGGTGGGCGTGCGCGTGAAGTCGGCGTTCTTGGTGACCCCGTTCGGGTGCCTCAGGGTCACCGTCAAGAACGGATTGATCCGCGCGATCGCGCCGCTGACCATCTGGTGCAGGTTCACGACGGGTCGTCCACTTCGGAATTGATCGTGGCGATCAGCTGACCGGAGGCCTGCAGGGGCTTGTTGCCCTGACCCTTGGCGCGGCGCTGAGCCAGCGTGGCGGCGGACAACTCCTTGAAGTCGCCCTTGGCGATGGTCTTGACGATGTCGCCGACGGCCAGCATGCCGACGGCGCCCATCACCTGGTCGATGGTCATCTCTCCGCGGACAACCTTCTTGATGCCGGCCGCGACCTTCTTCGTCCACGTTGCCTGCTTGTCCTGCACCGTCGGGCGCATGAATGGGCGAGGCGGGATCGTGATGGCGTGGGCCTTCGTCTCAGCGAATTGGCCGCCATTCATGCGAGCCGCGTCGCGCTCGCCGCTGGTGAGGAATTCGGCCATGCCGTCGGCCTTGATCCGATAGGCCGTGCCGCCCGGGTGCTCGAACGTGCCGCCGAACTCCTGGACGGTCGCGATGTAGGCCACCGACGTGCCGTCCTCGTACTTGGCGCCAGGGAACCAGCCTACGCGGGCCTCGCGGGCCTTGAGGTCTTTGCTCAGGCCGTCGATCTTGGCCATCACCCGCGTCAGGTCGAGCGCCTTGGCCATCAGAAGCACCGACCGCCGATGAAGCCGCCGCCCGCCTGGCGGAACGATGCGCGCTCAAGGGAGCCACCGACCATCAGGCCGCCGGCGGACTTGACCAGCAGCAGCCCCCACAGCTGGACGCCGTAGGGCGTGGACGACAGCCAGTATTGCCAGCCGTTCGTAGTCGGCGGCGGCTGCATAGACAGCGACACGCTGCCCTCGGCCGCGCCGGTCAGCGGAGCCACCGAGGTCTGACCCGCGGCCAGCTGCGCCGTGATCTGCGTCAGGTGCCCGGTCATCAGGTTGAGCGCCAGTTGCAGCGCGTCGCCATTGAGCAGGCACCCGTCGTACTTGGTCATGATGACCGTGGCCGTCGTGAACGTCGAGGACAGCGCCGTCGGATCGCTCGAGGCGAGCGCCGGGCATGCCGCCTGGAAGGACGGCAGGTCAAAGACGTGGGCGGCCATAGGTCAGGCTCAGATGCGGTGGGCGTCGGCGGACTTCGGCACCTCGGTGGTGACGATGAAGCCGGGAAAGTCCGCCTCGACCTTCGGACTCGAGTTGTCCTTGCGGTTCATGTCCGCGACGGCCTTCTCGACGTCGATCGCCTTCTTCTGCACGGTGATGAAGCCGTTTTCCCGGTGCTGCTTGAAGACCGAGTTCTGCTCGAGGATCTCAAGCTGTTCGTCGGTGACAGTGGTCATGCGACCGAGCGGCGTCCAAATGTCCGATCCCGGCTTGGGACGCTGGGCCACGCCCGCGCCACCTTGGATGAACACCGAGCCGGCTTCGACCGGGGGAATGCCCTCGCCAGGGATGACCCAATGGACGTAGGTCATGTCGGTGGCCAGGGTGGAAAAGACGTAGTGGGAGCCGCTCATGTTCTGTTCTCGTTGGGAAATGAAAAAGGCCCCGCGGGGTTGCCGCGAGGCCTTCCGGGTCGGCGTGATGCCGAAGCTCAGGCGCCGGTGTAGCGCACGGTCGCGAACGGACGCTTGAGCAGCGTGCCGGCCGTGGCCATCGCGAAGTCCTCGACCACGCTCTTGGGCATCTGCTGGATGCCCAGGGCCATGAACTTGGCCGGCACCAGCTGGTCGAAGACGCGGCCGTTGTCGCTCGAGCCGTCATCGACGGTGTCCGCGCTCAGGTAGAACACGTTCGCGCCGCCGTTGGCCGCCGTCAGCTGGGGAGCGGACTCGACACGCATCAGCGGGTAGGTGTCGCGGATCCAGCCCAGGACGGACTGGTTGCCGTAGACCGCCGGGCGGGCGAGCGACTGGTAGATCGCCGTGGCCACCGACAGGGTCGTCGGCGTGGTGCCCGGGTTGATGAGGTCGCCGCTTTGGGTCTGCAGCTTGGCCGCGGCGGTGTTGATGTCCGCGCAGATTTCCGTGAACGTCTTGTTCGCCCACAGCGTGGACGAGCTCGCGCCGGCGGCCACGGTGATGTAGCTGGGCAGGTTCGGGTCGTTCAGGTAGCCGTACGTGCGGTTGGCGCCGTTGTTGTAGCCAAAGAAGCCGACCGTGTTGCGCTGCACCTCAAGGGACAGGCCCACGCTGTTGCGCTTCTCGCCGGCCGAGTCCACGCGCATGCGCGCGGCGCGGGCCGCCTCAAGCTTGAAGACCTCGAAGCCCTTCTCGAAGCGCACGACGGTGCGGCGCTCGAAGTTGACGTTCCACGACGCCAGCGAGACGTTCGTGGTGTCGCCGTAGGGCACGGCATTGCCGACGGGCTCCAGGACGCCCTGCACGACTTCCTCGTCTTCCCAGGCGCCGACCGTGGTCATGCCGATGAGGTTGTCGATCTTGCGCGCGGCCGTCTGGATGCGGACGAAGCCCGGGAGCCACGTCTGCAGGAACTGCACCGGCGTGGCGATGCTTGCCGTGCCGACGAGGCCCTGCTGGTCGTCCATCGCGTAGGCCTGGGCGGCCTGGGAGACGACGGCCGGCGACAGGTTGATGCCGATGCGCGACAGGGCCGCGAACTGCTCGACCTGGTCTTGCGTCATCTGCATCGGGCGGGCGCCCGGGGCCACGAAGCTGTGGACGGTGCTGAGTTGCTTGGTCATGTTCAAGCCCTCCTTAGTTGGTCAGGCGAATGGCCACGAGGCCCGCCGCCGAGGTGTAGGAACGCACGACGGCATTCGGGACGAACGCGTTGCCGCTGCCCGCGCCCGAGCCCGGGGCGACCGCGCCCAGCGCGCCGGTGGCGGTGGCGTAGACGACCAGGTCGCCGATGTTGGCGGCCGTGGTCAGGTTCACGACGATCGTGCCCATCTCCAGGAACTCGCCCTGCGCGTTGTCCGGCAGGGTCAGCGTCGGCACGAGGGTGCCGGCCGTGGTGCCGTTGGACGAGTAGGCCTTGGGGTTGACCAGGATGCCGCCGAAGACGGTCGAACCGTTGGTGATCGCGCCGCCGACGGTGCAGATGTCGGTGGTGTTGCTGCGCGTGTAGGCGTAGCCGATCACGTTGGGCGTACCCGACGAGTTCATGATCCGGCTGCTCGCGCGCTGCGGGCCGTCCTGGATCAGTTCACCGATCACGCCGAAGGCGTAGTTGGTGTTCACGGTGGATTGGAAAGCGCTCATGGCGTGTCCTCCTTACTTCTGGCTGATGTAGGCCGAGACGAAGTCGGCAGTGCCGGCGTCCATCGCGGTCGAGGTCTTGGCGACCTGGGTCTTGGTGGCAGCGCCAGCGGCCTTGAGGAAGCCGGCGAGCATCGCGGCCTCCTGGCCCTTGGGTGCTTCCAGGCCGAGCTTCTTGACGCCGTATGCGGCGACGTCGGCTTCGGTCATGTCCGAGTGGTCGAACGTGCCGACGTGGGCGGCCAGGCTCTTGGCCAGCGCGTCGCGGCGCTTGATCTCGCCGGTCACGCTCTTGAAGATCTCGGCGGCGTCCATGGCGTTCGGGCGCGCGGCGATGTCGTCGGCCTTGAGGTCGGAGTCCTTGCCCTCGGCCATCTTCTTGGCTTCTTCGGCGTCGGCCGCGGCCTTCTCGTCGGCCTTCTTCTTGGCTTCGGCCTCTTCGGCGTCGGCGGCTTCCTTGGCCTTCTTGGCGTCGTCTTCGTCGTCGGGATCGCCGGCTTCGTCCATCACGGCGCGGAGCGCGGTCAGGTGGGCCTTGCGTTCCGCCGGCGTGGCGGTCTTCAGGGTCTTGAGGGCTTCGTCCAGCGAATTGCTGGAGCCGCCCCCGGTTTGGTCAGCCATGGGTGGCTCCTTGTCGGTGGGGTTGGTGGTTGAGTGATCGAGCGAGTCCAGGACTGCCACGTCCGGCCCCATGCGTCCCGTGTGAACGAGCGCCAAGTGATTGCCGCGAATCGTCCGCTGCACGCAGTCGTACGCCTGGCCCTCGAAGGTGCCCGGCGTCCAGTCGTACCTGCAGCGGTAGCCACACGACAATTCCCGCTTCCCGGCTTCGATCAGGCCTGCCATGGATTGGGAGAGAACTTTCACGTTCGAGCGAACGCCACCGTGATCCCCAAGTGAGGGATCGAACGCGATCTGTTCGCCGGTGATACCTTGGATGCCCTTGCGCTCGGCCGGCATCAGGCCCATTTCCTCGGAGCCGAGCATCACGTGGTTGTCGATCCACGGCAGCAGGCGGAACGACGCCAACGTTTCTGGGCTGCTGAGCTCCTCGACGGGGCGAAGCACGCGGTAGAACTTTCCTGGCGTCTCTGCTTCCTTGCCGACTTGCTTGGCAGAGTAGGTGAACACGCCGACCATCGAGATCGGGTTGCCTGCGATCTCATACCAGCCGTTGGTGTCCATCTCGCGGGCGGACTTGTCCATGCCCGTGCCGTCGACCAGATCGCAAAGGTCGTCCATGCCGACGCCATCAAGCACAGCGGCGTCGACCGGCTCGTCGCGCTCCTGCGTCGCGGCCCAGGCCATCGCGACCTGCTCGGCCACCCGCGGGTGCAGCGGTTCGGGCAGCGCGTCGATCGGCGCCCACAGATAGCCGGTGTGCTCGTCGTTGAGCGCCGGACCGAAGACGTCGCCTTGGCACAGGAACAGCGCGAACGTGCCGTTGTTGTCCAGGAGGGTGAGCGCGCTCGGCGCGTGGCCGGTCTCTTCGACGGACTCGCGCGTCGCGGTCTGCTCGGGGGTCTCGCCCTCCTCGGTGCCGCCGGCGGGGAAGCCCCAGACGCTCGGGCTGCTCGAGGCGGTCGGAGCGCGCATCAGAAGCAGCACGCGGTCGCCCGTCAGATAGACGATGCCGGCAGCCGTGGCGGTCTGGATGGGTTCAGGGGTCATGGCTGCAACGCGGAAAGCCCGCGCGCGGCGGGCTGTGGGTCAATGGGCTGTGTCAGCCCTGGTCGGGCTCGTCGTCTTCGTCGTCGCCGAAGTCGAGGATCGGCCGCATGCGGCACCGGCATCCCGGCAGGTCGCCTGGCTTGCCGTAGACCGGCTGGCCGTACATCTCGCCGATGTAGGGCGGGTCGTCGAGGCTGCAAACCTTGCCGCTCAGCTGCTCGTGCAACTTGCGCGGCTCCTTAGCGCCGCCGGTGTGGATCCACTCGTACGTGCGCAGCCCCAGGTCGGTCATGCGCGAGGCGTTGACGTTGTTGTAGGCCTTGCGCACCTGGTCGTGGGCCACGAAGCGCGCGTGCTTGACGTTGCCTTGGTACTGCTTTTCGAGAAACGGCACGAGGTCGGCCATGCCGTTGCCCGTGGTGATCGAGCGCGACACCGCGCCCTGCACGTTCGTCAGGTACTTGGCCGGAATCAGCTTGATCAGGCTCGTCGCCTCCGCGGTGCCAGCTCGGATGATGTCCTGCGTTCGCGGCGAGAGTTTCGTGGCATCCAGGCGCACAGCGGCGCTCATCTGACGCAGGCTCAGCCCCAGCGTCACGCCGGAGTTCTTGGCGGTGCGGTCCATCATCCGCTGCGTGGCCTTCTTGGCCCAGCGGTTGAAGATCGGCTCGTACTTGTCCATCAGCGCGTTGAGCGCGACGCGCGCTTGCGTGCTGACGCCAGTC